GAAATATCCCTCTATAATAGCGACAAACGCCAATTTCATAATTCCAATATTTACACTGATGTTTAAATTATACCCATCTTCTTTTTGAAAGCATTTACACATCAATTTATATGAATCACCCAAATCATTAGAAAGCCGTAATTCTTTAGAGTCAATATTGCTTTCATAACACATGAAAGAAATAGTGTCAATAACTTTTATATAAATAGTTCTCTCGTTAAGAGAAGATACAATAGAATAATTAATGTATTCAAATGTCATTTTGCTAGGTTATAGGTTATAGGTTGTTATATAGGTTATAGGTTATAGGTTGTTATTTTGTTAGTATATAATGATTAAAATGTAAATAATAATAATTTCAATTTTTTATTAATTAATTAATATTATGCAAATGTAGTCAATCTTTATATTGAATTTCATTCCACGATACTGTATAAATTGTTATTGGTTCTGAATCAAAAGTTAAAAGTCTAACTGTTACATTAACCTTATCAATAACAGACATATTAATACAACCGACTTGATTATTACTGTTAAATTTGGTTTCAATATTAAACCCAAAATAGCTTAAATTATCGCCAATGTCTTCACCATAAATATTAATTAAATTATTATCATATTCTAAGCACTTAATAGTATCATTAAGTGTAATTTTTAATTGTAATACTTTATTTTTTGGTGATTTAATAATAATACCTTGTGTTAAAAATTTAGCGTCAATTATGCTTTCAAAAGTATTAAAACAATGATGCTGTCTATACGTCCAAGTATTACTTTCCCATTTTAATTTAAATTCTTGGATATTTTTTAAAGCGTTTGTTCTAGCCATTTCTTCTCTTTTTTCAACATCTAAAATATATGTATCACAAACCATATCGACTGTCATATCGTCATCTAATCCTTTTATTGATACGGTTGTTAATGAATTTAATGTTAAAAATATTAATGGAATTTTATATGTTAATAATAAATCATGTGGAAATTGAATAAACGCATTATCATAATCCTCATTGCTATTTTCAATACCATAATTATAAATTTTAATTAAATTGTTATTATCTTTCATAATATCTGAAAATGGAATAGTATAAGTATCAGTCCCAAAAGTAATGGTAAAATCGAGTTCTTTTAATTTATCAATTTTTGCAAAATTAGTAATAAATCCTTTTATTTTCATTAAATCACCAAAAATATTAGCGTATACAGCATTATCAGTTATTCGAATAACTGATGGAGTAATAACTTGTTTCTCAATATCTTTTCCATTTAACAATAGTAACTGATTTTTATTAGACATATTATTTAACCTATTATACTATGTATTATGGGTTGTATTTATATAGTATTTTTATATTAATTAATAAAATCCAAGTAAGGATTAAAATTATAAATGCAAATATATTATAACATAACTAACTTAAAGACGTTGTGACTATATAATATGGAGTAGTAAATGCTCGTGTAGCTCAGTTGGTTAGAGCATCGGTCTTATGAGCCGAAGGTCTGCGGTTCGAGCCCGCCCTCGAGCAATTAATATATTTTTACACTAAAAATATGTTAAAACATTATTAATAAAATAAAATAGAATAAAAATTAAAACAATTATAAAATAACTAACTTAAAGACTCCACAACTATATAATATGGGGTAGTGTAGTGGTCTTATAGTGTAGTGGTAGCATCGGGGACTTTGAAACCCCAGGCCTGGGTTCGAATCCCAGTAGGACCAAAAAATTAATTTTATATTAAATATAAAATTAAAAAACTTATATATAATATATGTCAAAAACAAAACATTATAGAAGAAAAACGAAGTCGCGTAAGAATCGAACTCGCCGTCATTTTTCGTCATCAAAAAAAAATAATAGATTTTTGGAAAATCTATCAAGTCTAAAGATTTCAAGAAGCTCGCAGTTTGCAGGAGGTTCAAGAAGAAGAAGTAGTAGAAGAAGTTCAAATTTAAAGGTTGCAGGAGGCCCAAATACGCCTATATCTTCAACAGAACCATTACCGTGTTGTATGTGTGGCAATAAATTTCAGCGAGACACAATGATGACTCCTGTAAGGTGTTTACAAAAGTATGGAGAACAAGCGCATAAAATATGCCAAGAATGTTGGTGGGACCCAGAAACCGGATTTGCAAGAGAAAATGCTCCGCATGGTTGTCCTGGATGCACCAATAAACAACCAATAAACCCGCCATTAATAACAATACCCCCAAGAGCAGATGAAATAATAGATATTTCAGATGATTAAACGTTTAATAAACAATTATTAAAAATTTTTAGATAAGATTTAATTAAAATAACGGTAATGATGCTAAAAAATGAAATAATAAACAGTAAACTAATAATTTGTATATTTTTAAAAAGCATTAATAAAATATACAAATATTAAATTGTTAAATATTGAATAAGTTTATGATTGAATAAGTTTATGATTGAATAAGTTTATGATTGAATAAGTTTATGATTGAATAAGTTTATGATTGAAACATTTTGATACATTCCCACAACTTTGCAGACTCATCCAATGTGAAGGATCCTCTTTTTTGGGCCAAGTTTAAAAAAGTAACGATTAGTTGTAATGCTTCTTGTTGTGTATTTAAAGGCACATCAACAAGTCTGAGTTGTTTATGTTCTCCAGTAGAGGTAGGTAAGTTAGTAGTTGAAGAAGAAATAAAAGAAGATGAGGAAGAGGAAGAAGATGAAGAAGAGGAAGAAGAGGAAGAAGCAGAAGAATCAGTATCCATTTATAAATTATATTATGTATTATTTTTAAATACTAATTAGCATAAATATATAAATGGTAAAAAATTTGAATTAAATAATTATCATAAAATGTATAACAATAACATACAAATAATGACAGAATTTAATAATAATCAAAATATTGCTGGCGAAGTAGAAACAACAGAGTTATCAAAAAGAAGTCCAATTATAAAAAATGTAGATATCCAATTTCATAATTCTTTAGAATTAAGTCCATTTGAATTATTTGAAGAACCTGATATAAAATTTGGTATATTTAATTTAGAAATTTATGGTGAACTTCCGATTATACAAAAGCATCTTCATATATTCTTCACGGTTGATTCGTCTGGTTCAATGGATGATGTTTGTGGTGATAGAAAAACAAAGATGGAACATATTAAATATACAATGAAAAATATATTACGTATATTTTATGAATATTCTGATTGTAACATTTCAATTCAGGTTCAGTCATTTAATTCAGTAATAGGCAATTGTATCGATAATATTACAAATATAAAAGAAACAACATTAGAATATTTAGTTAGTAAAATAAATCAAATAACACCAAAAGGACAAACTAACATAGAATTAGCATTAAAATCAGCATCGGAAAAGATTGCCGATTATAAACTAAATAATACAGAACACGAAATAGTTCATTTATTTCTTACAGATGGAGAAATAAGCGACGGTTCATCAGACGCCAAAGAATTAAAGGCGCTTGTTCCGCAAGAATGTTCTAATATATTTATTGGTTATGGACTGCAACACGATTCGAAACTATTATCAATATTAGGAACAGGGCAAAATAATGAATACAGATTTATTGATAAATTAGAAAACGCGGGACTTGTATATGGAGAAATAATTCATAATATATCATATAAAGCAGTTAATAATGTCACGATATTAACTAATAAATGCGAAATTTATGATTTTCAAACAAATACTTGGACAACAGAACTAATTATTGGTAATTTAGCGAGTGAACAGAAAAAGACATATCATTTGCGTTCAACATCGCCAGACGATTGTTTTATAACAGTTTTTGGAAAACCTATTTATTTACAAGCGTTAAATAATTTAATCGAAGAACAAATGATATGTTATCCAACTTTTGCATTAATAAAATCAAATTTAATTAAATATATGTTTCGTCAAAAAACCCAAGAGTTGCTTTATGAATCGCGATACATTTCTGAAAAATATGATAATCCATCCGATCAATATGATTTGGTTGATATATATTCTAGTGAGTATTTAGCCAAACAGCTGGCAATCAAGACAATAAAGCATACGTTGAAGACATTTCACCAGTTAATGATGAATTATATGAAAGATCATGGCTTAACAGTAGACCCGATAATGAAAATGCTTTGTGATGATATTTACATTACAAGCAAAACACTTGGAACACGCACGGGAAATATGTTCTCTTGTGCGAGACAAGTGTCGCAGGGGCGTCAACAGACATATACTTGTTCGGCTCTTGAAGCGGAAGATACCATATCAGTAAGAGGTAATGTGATTGGTCCGTCGTTGTATTCAAAAGGAATTAATAATACAAATAAAACAACTAATACTTCAATCTGGAGAAGTAGTTTATTTAATGAAGATTTAGCGGGCACTGAAGATTTAGCGGGCACTGAAGATTTATCAAATAATGAAGACATAGTAGATTATGAAATACAATCGCAAAATAATTTGTCACCATATATATCAGATTCATTAATAACAATAATGAGAGATGTAAGTGGAATACATAAAATACAAACATAATAATATATTCATTCGAAAAACAAAATAAAAATAAAAATAAAAATAAAAATAAAAATAAAAATAAAAATAAAAATAAAAATAAAAATAAAAATGGCTATAGTTGCCATAAGTTGCTCCAAGTATTGCTGATGCTATTATTACCATTAACATTTAATCTAAACGGACAACTAAAGTCTCCAGGCGAATTTAATGCAATGCATGGATTACACGGGCTTTTTACAAAACTAAATCCAGGCATTTCATTAGGAATATCTTCTGGACTAATAGTCGTAGTTGTATTATTCATGAAGCCATTCCATAAGTTCATTTTAGTGTATATTTTTTTTTCCATATTGGAATCAGTGGAGCATTTAATAGTATTGTGGACGTTTTGTGGCATTCCATCAGATACCCCAAGGTCGCCTCCATATAACAAAAAATGACCTTCTTTTGTATTCCAAGCCAATAATTCTCTAGCAGCAGTTTGATTATATATTCTCATAGCATAATTTAACGCATATTGAGGGTCTATTTTAATAATTGTATTAGTTTGGACCTTTTCAATATACCCATTTTTTAGGTCGTCCGGCCAAGGCCAGAACCCAGTTTGAAGAAGTTGGTTGACTTCGTAAGGGCTGGCTTGTTTTTGTAATAAGTCTAAATTAAAATTGGTTTTATTTTGATTCATTGTGGATTGATAAATATTAAAACGTTTAATTAGTTCAGGAGACCAATTACTGTTATTACGGAACCCATCGGTTGTTTTTATAAAACTAGTAAATAATATAACTAACAAAAGTATTATTACACCTTTTCTCATTTCATAACTTGTGAAAACGCCCATTATAAATATAATTATAAAATAAATATAATTATAACACAAACGTGTCGATATTCATATGTGAAAAACGGTATAAAACAATAAAAACAATAGAAAGTCCAACCGCCAAATTAATATTATACATGGTAGCCAAAAAAATAAACGCAATAAGGATTAAATTGCCTAAACCGGTATCAAACAAATTAACAAAAAGACTAGGAATTGCAAACATTACAACCCATAAAAAAATTAATAATGTAATTAGTCCAACAACCAAGTTAAGATTTTTACGAGAGAATATACTACTAATAGAAAATTCCATTTATATATAAATATAAATATAAATATAAATATAAATATAAATATAAATATAAATATAAATATAAATATAAATATAAATATAA